CCAGCCATTGCGGACGATAACTGCGCCCACGTTGTCGGACGTTGCGTTCTCGCTGCCAGTGGCACTAGGCATGGCAGTCAGACTGCGGTACACGTTCAACATGGAATCAAGCAAGGTCTGGCTTTGCTGCTGGTCAAGCTCGTTTGCAATCTGAGAAACGGAAGCGGGCAGACCAGAAGTGGATTTCAAACACATTGCGCCAAGCTTTTTTACTTGGTCGAGAGCATCCTCGTCCACAAGGCAGTTGGTGAACACCATGATAGACTGAATGAACTGCGCCACGCCGTCCAGACGGTTGCTTTCAAGGTCGTTGATTGCATCCAGCACAGGGATAGCAGGCTCAAACAGACCCATGCGCTCCGGGTTCAGCTTGTATTCGACCATCGGCAACATTCCAAGAGAGTGATTCTCAGACTTTGTAACCTTGCCGTTGTCGATTTCAAAGTACTGGTTTGGCGTATACACGCAAATCAGGTCGTTCAGGTCGTTCTGATAATTGCGTGGGATATGAAGCACGTTGGCGATGGGCTTGTGCCCGATGCCGGAGTTGTAAATCACATACGCCATATCCGGGTCTGGAACATCCACCAGCAGGGGAGTTTCGTCTGGGTAGTTTCCGTTGTACCCCTTGTCAGGAAGAACAATGCGGTATCCCTGTCCGCACTCCAACATCCACTGCCAGAGCCGCCGATCAAGCGCATCCTTGCCCTCATACTGCAAAGCATTGGACAGGCGGGCGATTTCCTCGCCGTCACCTGTTGCCGTTTCAGACCGCACATAAGAGCAGGGAGTGCCACTCATATAGCCTGTGTAGAAGCCCACGCACTCGTTGGCGTGGTTCTCTACAATGCGGTTGGTGATTTCAGCGTGATATTCCTTCGTGCGCTGGAGGACAGGCTGGCTACCCAAGTAGTAGTTGTGCAGAAAGCGAATCTCATTCTTGTTCAGCAGATGAATAGGCTCTGCCTTGCCCATGACCACTTTCAGCACGTTCGCTTGATTGATTTCCGTCTCCGGCGTTTCAATCGGCCTGCGGCCGGTCAGTGGCTCATTCAAAAAACCACCAACAACCATCTGATACTCAGCCATGCTTTCCTCCTTTCCGGCAAAATAAAAAGCGCAGCAAGACAAACCTGTTAAGGTCTATCTCACTGCGCCAAAACTGCGCTTCAAAAGCTATTTACTTTTCCGGTGGATGGATGATTTTTACCCATCCTTCCCTTGTGTCTCCTTCGATAACGCCCTTGCATCTGTCGCACTTGAAATGGTATCGTCCGTCCACTTCGCCAAGATAGCGGTTGCAGCGAACGTTCTTATAGATTGGGTTTTGCCTGATACAAGGGCAACAGATTCTAACTAACATGAGCGCTCCTTTCGTTGGATTTCTGGAAACAGGCTGTTGAGCACAGGCCTGTCAGAAGCTACTGGGAAACTGTTCGCGCTTCCGGTTACGCTAGTTAGTTGTCGGGACTAACAACGTAGTTTTCCCGCCTAAAAGAAAACCACAAATGGTCACAGATTTCGGATTTGCACCAATGCCTACGTCTTTCGACGTGCAGCTGCCTGACCGCTGCAATCTGTGATAAACCCGGCTTAATTGGAGCCGTTGCTCTTTGCAATGTGAAAAATCTAAAGACATTGCATCGAGAGCCGGGAATAACGGAAGAGGTAGTTTCAGGAGAATATCCCATGCAAAGCAAGAGAATCGTTGTGCTGCGTGGTGGGTTTGAACCACCGATTGCTGGCATTGTTAAGCATTGGGGGCACCAGCATTCTCATCCGGTAGAGAACGCAACTCATAGAAACCTGTGACGAAGAGCGACCGTCGCCACAGGAAAGAAAGGAGTGGTATTCACACAATGAAGGGCCGATGAGCAAAATAACAAAATCTCATCAGAAGAATACCTGACGGAAGTAGCAAGCTTCCTGCTTATATTGTAAAGCAAAATATAATCGAAAATCAAATTTTTGCTTCCAAGCACCGCTATATATGACACTTTTCTCAAAAAGGCCTCTTGACAGGCTCGATTTTACTGATTCCGTTGTACAATTCATCGGCAAGCTGTGCCAGACTGTCCGGTGCATCATCGTGCGGAACTTTGCCAAGCTGCGTGAACATCGTCACCTGTTCCATGAACGCCTTGTACTCTTTCGACTGGTGCTTTTCGTCAAGGAAATAGAAACGTTTGATATCCGGCGCATACTGGATGATTCTTGACAGCTTGCTTTGGCCACTAGGCGCACGCTGGCTGCGGACAGAGCAGTGATAACCTTGCTGCCGGAGCTGGCTGTCCACCACGTCACAATATTCATCGCCACCGTTGTTGGCTTCGCCACGCACCACATTGATTTTATGCTGAATGATTTTACCCACGACTTCCGGCCTAGTCACGGTCTTGTCGCCGTTATTGAACACAAGGTCAGGGATGAACACAGCATCTCCGTACACATAGGCGATAGGACAGGCTGTGAAGTCGCCGCCACCCCATGCAATATCCATGACCATGAGCTTGCGATCAGGCTCTCCATCAGGCAAAACGCCATTAAAATACCGCAGTTCATCGGCAGGGAAAAGCAGACCTTCACGCACATAGGGTTTGCCCATGTACTTTGCCCACCATGTTGCATCATCAATGCTGGCTTTCATATCGGCATAGTAGGCATCGTCAAAGCCAACGCCATAGTCATAATTGAAATTGCTGTGTCCGTTCTCATCCACCGCAGGAATCACCCGGAATCTATACTTCGGGTTGTCTGCATACTGGTTCTGGATGCGTCCCAGAGGGTCAAGCACGTTCCAGCGTGTACCGACCATCAGCTCTAATGCGCCTTGCTTTTTGCGGTCTTTCAACTGGTTCAGATAGGCATCATACTTGTTGTTCAGTCGCTCAACGTTCAGGCTTTCCTCCAAGTCCTCGATCAAGTCATCGCTGTACAGAACGCCGCCCTCGCCGATTTCAACAGCACCAGTCAACGTGCCGCCGATTGAGCGGCAAGTCAGGGTGGGAAAACGCTTCTTTCGGTTCAGGTCAACGCTTTCATCCTTTGCGCTTTTGTCCACAAGCTGAACGTCAGGGAAGATTTTGCCCCAGTTGTATGTCACAGGGTCAGTGATGATGGACAGCACTTCGCCGTAGAATCCATTCGTCAGCTTATCAGAATGTCCGCTCATGACCGATGCAACGTCAGGGCGGTTGCCCATCAACCATGTGATGAAAAATATACAGAGCGTACTTTTTCCAGTTCTCGGAGGTTGACTTACTCCCAGAAATTCTACACGATGGAAAAACAAATCCTCTAGGTCACGAACCAGCGTCAAAAGCACCTTCCTGCGTGGCTGATAGAACTTCTTCTCAGGCGCACGGTTCCATTCAAGGTAGATGCAATAGCTGTCGAATACATCTTTTGCTTCAAACAAGTACGTCCGACCGATAATGTCATAGACCTTCGCCACGTCCTCGCCTGTTTTCATCTTGCCCATCATGGCTGCACAGACAGAGCGTAGCTCACCAGAGTATTTGTAGGCATCGAACCGCTTGTCCTGTGACAGGGCATCTCTCAGGTTCACCACCGCCTGAAACCAGTCTTCATAGACCTGCGCTTCGGTCGGATTTTGCTTTGCATACGCTTTGATGCTGTCGATGATGGCGATACACTGCTTTGGCTGCATAAAAAAATAGGCACCCCCTACCTGAAAATGTAAAGAGTGCCTACAACTGCACAAAAATCAAATATTCGGTTTTTATAATGCTGTTTTAGAGATTTTCTTTATTGACTCGATTTTCAAACTCCTTCCGCTGCTTTGATGGCAGCACGAACTAATTTATATACGCAAAACTCTCTATTCTCCCATGTGGACTTTCGGCATTCTTCTGCACACTGAATAATGTCCAAAAGGCTTCCTCCGTTCATCATTTGAGTCAAAACACGAATATCTTCTTCGCTCCACCACTCTGGAACTTTCACCACTTTATTGTCCATAAGCTGCTCCTAATAAAAAATCAATAACCTTCAAGATATTTGTCATCCGGAGCCGAATTGTCTTCTTCACAATGAACCGGAACAAAAAAATCATCCCATTCTACGTCCTTGTCACGGGCATCATATTGTGCGAAAGTTTCTGCGTTAAGCAAACTATCTGCTTCAACATAAATATAACCGATTCTATGCACTTCAACACGGCATTTAATAATGTTCTCCTTCAGATAAATCTTGCTACCATATTCTTATTTAACTTCTTTTGCAAGCTGATTCAATCTGCGCTTAAACTCGTCTGCATCGTAGTACAAGGCGTCTGCGACAGCGTTGAGAATATCAGGCTTGTCGGTGTAATCACACAGCGTTTCAATGAGTTTCAAACTCTGTTCTGACAATTTTACTGGTTTCATGTCATTTTCCTTTCGGTTTTATTCTCCAGCTTTGAAATTGTAAATCGGCTTAATGTGTTTTACAATATCAACTGTTGGGGAGATTGCGTTGATAATTTCCTGCGCTGGCTTATATGCCATCGGGCATTCATCCAACGTGGATTCATCGGCTGACGTAGTATAAATTCCGTTCATCTGCTTTTGGTATTCCTCAACGCTGAATGCTTTTTTAGCCGCTGTTCTGCTATATAGTCTGCCAGCACCATGCGGAGCAGAGAAATTCCAATCAGGATTACCCTTACCAACACAGATAAGGCTTCCGTCTCTCATATTAAGAGGAATAATCAGCTTCTCACCCTCTCTAGCGGATACAGAGCCTTTTCGGATAATATCATCCGATTCATCAATATAGTTATGAACGGTTTCAAAGAAGGACGCATGGGTCAGCATAGAATTGATTCCAACGCCGTCTAAAATGGTGTGCATAATTCTTGCTCTGTTCATCCTCGCAAAAGCCTGACAAATTCGCATATCATTAAGGTAGGAATCACGTTCTTCACCTTCAAGATAGCAAAGCTCATTTGGAATATCAGGGAACTGAACATCCAATTCTTTGATTTTTTGCGAGATTTCTTGTTCACGACCCTGCGCTTTCAGTTCCGCAATCAGACGTTCCGTAGCGTCTTTTCTTTTGTTCTTTCCTTTAAGATTTGAAATAGCTACGTTTTGATGGTACTCGGCAACCTGCTTTCCGAGATTTCGGCTTCCAGTATGGATAACAAGGTACTGGTTTTTTTCTTCATCTTCGTCCAGCTCGATAAAATGGTTACCGCCGCCCAAAGTACCCATGCTGCGAAGAATCCAGTCAATATTATGTAGGCTATCTTTGCATTCAAGCTGGCTAAGGAAAGAATCCGACATTTTCTGCGATTCGTGAACATTCATTCCAGCCGGGACACGTTCTCTGATTACTTTGTCTAACTTTTTTAGGTCGATGTGTTCAATTCCAAGTTCAGCGACAAGCATTCCGCAACCAATGTCCACGCCTACAATATTCGGAATGACTTTCTTGCCCAAGTTTGCCGTAAACCCAATTACGCACCCGGAACCAGCATGAACATCTGGCATAATGCGAATTTTGCATCCGTCAACAAAGCTCTGATTGCAGAGCGTTAGAATCTGCTCAGACGCCTTATCTTCGATATTGTCCGTAAACACCTTTGCGGACGCATATTTTCCGTCAATCGTTTTCAATGTATTCTCCTTTCTCATTCGGTTTTATTCTAGGTTGCGAACACTTTCACCTGTTCTGTTCAGCAATCCGATACCATGTCTGGCGGGTTAAATGAATCCGTGTTCCTTTGCGTAGGATTCAAGATGGGGAAAACAATGAACGATTTCGCTATCTTTAACGCAATCTTTTACAGCTTTATCAATTCCAACTTCAAGCACATACTCAAGAATTACAGCAGTTGCGTTCTTCATAAACGCATTGCAAGCAGTTGATTCTTCAACTTTCTTTTCAATCATGAAAATGCCCTCCGTATCTTTTACAAAATAGGCTCTTGCTTTCCTTTAACCCATTCATCGCTTTTGCCGTAACGGTAGTAGCCTTCATAGGTCTTTCTGTTCCCAAGAATGGATTGAATTGTGCTAGAGGTAAACGGCTTTCCATTTCTGCCGCAGTAGCCTTCTTCATTCAATTTGTCCGCTACGCCACGAATTGTATTGCCAGCATCACGCAATTCAAAAACACGCCGAACAATTATTGCTTCATCTTCTTTAATTGAAAGTTCCCCGTCCTTAACCTCATACCCCATCGGAGCCTTGCCTCCGCTATATCCACCGCTTGCAGCCTTAATGGCTCTGCCGCTAGAAGTTCTTTTCGTGATGTTCTCACGCTCCATTTGAGCGCAGCAAAGTGTAAACGCTTCAAGCATTGTAGAAAAAACTCCCATTTTCCCAAAATCTTCCGCAACGCTAATAAGAGAAATCTCTTTTTTAAGCAGAAGCATCTTGTAATAATAATAAACATTGATGTCTCTTGCAACTCGATCACTTTTTGCAACAACAACCGCTTCATACGGAGGATTGGAAACATCGCCATACACGATACTGTCAAATCCTGGCCTTTCTTTTGCACCAGATTCGCCAGCATCAGTAAACCACTTGATGATATTCATATCATTCTTGCGGCAGTATTCTTCGATTTGCTCTTTCTGGGCTTCCATTCCGAATTTATCTTCGCCACATTGCCCATCTGTGGAAACTCTGACATACGCAGCCACATTTTTCATTTTTACCAGCTCTCTTTCTTGATCCCATTATACACCATGTACGTTTAATCGTCAAGAGAAAGTTTGCGTATTTTTAAATTTTTACTATCAATAGGGTGGTCAAACGGCTGTAAACTTTTTCGTTGCTTTACAAACTGTATACTTGAATAGTAGCCTTACGAATTATCGAAAAATATCTTTTGAGTTACTATCACTAGGGTAAACTAATCCGTTTACGGGAGTACTATCAAATAACGTAAATTTACGTTATAATGAGTAAAAATCAGATATATCTGATGCAAATTATACAAATTGGGCTGTTGACAACTATATACCAAGAGTCTATAATCTAAGACAGCAGAACACACGATGAATCAGCCAACAATGGCAGATTTATCCTTTGTGGCATAAAAAATAGGCCATCAGCACGACCGACCAAAGTAGCACTGATGACCTATTCCACCACAAAACAGAAGCTGCGCAAACAAGGGCGCAGTCTCGGTTTCTGTCAATTATTATAGCAGAAGCAGACGGCTTCTGCAATAGAAAGGAGCAAAAAACATGAACTTTCCCACAACAACCGAAGAATTTCTGAAAACCCTCGCACACGGCAAAGAACCGACCGGCGAGGACAGGGAGTACGCAGAAGCGCTGGGTAAGCTGTCCGAACTGAACTACCGGGCAGGGTACGAAGCGGGAGCAACCAAAAATAAGGGCTGAGTTTTGTGCAAGTCTACAAATTTTGACGTCAACGCTATCGAGTGCTATATGTAGCACTTCTTTTCTTGACTTAACACAAAATAAGGTTATACTAACATCACCAGCAAATGAAAGGAGGTGAATAAACATGAGTAGTCCTTACGCCGAGCGGTTCAAGCGAACGCTGACGATCAGTATGACTGACAAGCAGTTTGAACATTTGCAAGCGTATTGCATCAAGAAGCGTGTCTCGTTGTCCTTTGCGCTTCGAGATGCGTTCTTTACGCTGCATCCTATCCCGGAGACCTATGAAAACGAAAAATGATACGCTCGCTAAAGTTTGGCGACAGCAGCGAACGTATCATGAACCACTCAGAGAGTATAGACCCTCTTTGGGTTATTATACCAGAGATTGCCTACTCTCGCAAGATAGAAAGGTCAAATTTCTATGAATAATAATCTCGAAACCATCCGAATCTTCTCCGAAGATGTTATCCCTGTGTATGACACCGACACCGGCGAAAAGGTAGTGCTGGGTCGTGAACTGCACGAACGGCTCAAAATCAAGACCGCATACAAAGACTGGTTTCCTCGTATGTGCGAGTATGGTTTTGTTGACGGAAAAGACTATGGCTCATTTTTGAGCAATAGGTCTGATGGGCTTGCTGGAAAGCCCAGAACCGACCATATTATCACTCTGGACATGGCAAAGCACATTGCAATGATTCAGCGGACGCCTGAGGGCATGAAGATTCGCCAGAAGCTGATTGACCTTGAGAAGAACGTGTCCGTCAACCAGTTCGCAGGGCTTTCTAAGGAACTGCAAGCAATCCTTGTGATTGACCAGCGCACCATGAAGCAGGAGCAGCGCATTTCCGCTCTTGAGAACACCATGACCATCGACTACAACCAGCAGCGTGTGTTGAAACGTGTCGTGAATACGGTGGTCATCAACGCTCTTGGCGGCATGGACAGCCCGGCCTACAAGAGCCGTAGCGTTTCTCAGAAGTTGTTCATGGAATGCAACCGGGACATTCAGGACTGGTTCAACGTGAACAGCAGAAACAACGTGCCGAAGAAGCGGTTTAATGAAGCTGTCGAGTACATCAAGAAGTGGAGACCGTGCGCAAACTCCGTTATGTTGGTTCAGGTCACAAACGGCCAGACCCAGATGCCCATGTGAAAGGAGAATAATTATGCTTACCGCAGATAAGATTCAGGATATGGGGGAATACCTCAACTACGCTTTCGAGACCATGCTGAAACTCTGGCGCACCGTTGACTACGGCGAGTGCGTCCACGAGCCTGTTATCGCTTGTGATGGAAAGGTTGTCGATAGCGGTCAGCTTTCCTTTGAACCGGACGAAAACGGCGAGATCGAGCCGGTTCTGCTCCGGGACAACAAGTGCATCATGCACGATGTGAAGTATTGGATGCCCTTGCCCAATGTTGAGTACCATCCATATCACGATAAAATCGTGAAGTAAACAACCTATAAGAAAAGCCAGTGGTTAGAGAACATCTAGCCGCTGGCTTTTTATTTACGGAACTATGAATCGGCAATCAGTGAACTTGTTTCCATCAAAATCACCGACGAATGTAACAGTCTGGCCGGGAAAAAGCCTAGAAATCTTGTCTTTTTCGTTTTCCGGGAATCCAGCCATATAAACGGTATAACCAATGCTGTGAGAAGTGACGAAGTTCACACTGAACATAACAGTGTACGGATTATCTAGCTTAACCATTGCGTCTGATACACTGTTGACTTGATATGTCACCTTATATTGTTTACCAGCGTATTTGTCTTTTGCCTTTACAGCGTTGTCGGCCGCCTGTTTTGCATAGTCATCCAAATCAAGCGTTGGAATATCATCATCTGGGTTATGCGAAGAAGCACTGGATGCCACCCGCTCACTGCTTGCGGGTTCAGAGCTTATAGACTGTTCAGATTCGGATGCCGCTTTTTGAGATGCCGGAGTGCTGCTTGCTGACCTTTCGGAAACTTCCTCAATAGAGCTATCATCCAGTTCCGTTGCCGTAGACTTAGCAGAGGAAGATGTAACGCCGGAGCTTGCCGATTCATCATGTGATGGCTCTGGTGTTACAGCCAAACATATAACAAGAACTGCAAATGATACAAAAAAAGCAATTAACATCCGATTGTCTTTCTTATGCGTTGCTTTGTTGTAAAGACACAGCGCTCCAAACACAGGCGTTGCAACCAGAGCAATCATTCCAAATAAGGCGTACATTTTTGTAGACTCCTCCCTTTCAAGGCTTGTAAGGCAAGTATAGCACAGAACGCAGACCCTTTGTAGGGGTCTTTTTTGTTTTTGCGGGAAATTTTTGGAGTTGATGATAGGGGTGGTTCGATTTTTTAAGCCTTTTTTATTTTTTCGGCGGTGACGGGACTCACCTTCCCCAC